GACGAGTACCTTCCTCATTAGATACATTAGCTACTTTAGTTTGATGGTATAAGTTCACGTAATCCATTTGTTTTAATCGGTTTAGTGTTGCTATACCTAAGGAATTAGATTCCACTGCAAGCAGAGAGTTGTTATAGTATCTACCTAAATAGAATAATAGATCACCATATTGAGTGGGGTCTATCTTGTTATTACGGTAGACAGCACACACTTCTCTGTCTGCATTTAATACTACTGCTGCTGAGTAGTCTTGTCCAACGCCTAAGGCACAGTCAGCTCCGATGATGAAGTTACTGTCAAACTTAGGGTACTTAAAGATCTCCAGTTGTCCTTCCCTGTGATCGTCAAACATACATGATTCAATACTAAAGTTTTGTTTCTTAACACATGGTATAGTTTTTGTATTCATCAACTTACCAGTGTCAAACACATTAGATCCTGAAACTATAAATGCTTCATTAGCTGTAGATGGGTACTCTTGTTTAAACTTATCTACACCCCCTTCGGCTATCTTAAGACGCCTCCAGTATAACTGTTCAATATCCAAACCGTGTAAGGTTTGTAGTTCTTCCTCTGCTTCTGTGATAGTCTCTGAGAATATCTCAGGTTCTAGTACAAAGCGTCTGTACTCTGGCATAAGGAACCAAGGTACAAAGATAGGTACGTACTCGTTCTCACCAGCAACTGCACCCTTCCATAACCTGTGGAACTCATTGCCTACACCATTAGCTGTAGACTCCAGTATTACTTCTGTGCCATCAGCTTGTGAGATACCTTGGAATAAGCCAGCAAGTATCTTTGCATCATGAGTCCAAAAAGCAACCTCAGATAGGTGAGCAATAGTTGGTGTGGTTCCACGACCAGCCTCAGGGGAACCTGCTGTGTACAGACGATATCCTGAGTCATTATGTTCAAACCCAATCTCCTTAGAGTTAGACTTCTTGAGTATAGGTGTGAACTCAGGTTTCATATTCTGGATTATGTTCCGGGACATGGCAAAGAGTGCATCGGATGTTGCTGAGTCATGAGCCATAACTACTGACTTGTTGTATGGTGTCAGGTAAGACTTCCAGTATACACGCCCACAAGAGTAAGTGGATAAACCCATCTGTCTTGCTTTAAGTATAATGGCTCGTACCTTGCCTGTTTCCTTTAATTGTTTCTCTATTGCATCGTCTACAATCTGTTGTGCTGCATTAAAAACTAAGGGTATGAAACCTTTAGATGCATCTTTTGGTAATATACGGATCTGTTCTTTGGCAAACTCTTGAAAGGACCCCTCGTATCTTGAGAGATCCTTACGTTTCTTAGCTTCTACTGCTAAAGCCAGCTTCTGTCTATTCGTCATAGACGAACTTTTATTGTTTATTTCAGTTTCCAAAGGGAGTCCTCCAAGACTACGTTTAGGTAACCCCCGGCATAGAGGTTTTTAAGCAATACAAAATAAATAAAAGAGTAGTTACCTCATGGTGCTTCTAAGGAACCTATAGTACCTATAGTATCCCTAAGGAACCTACTAGTGTATAAGAAGGTATAGCAGTAGTAGTTAACCTTAGGGACTCCTTAAGAACCCTTAAGACATCCTTACTACTCTTTGAGGGGGGTATCTGACCATTATATCTATATATATTAGATACAGGTACAGTGATGTAGTTACTCAGAGACCCCCTCGTATCTCTTAAGGTAGTGCCTTACCGTGTCCAGTATGGTACTACCCTAACTACTTCACTAGTGTTCCTATAAGGTACTTAAAAGATTATCTGAGAGAAAACCCTTAGTGTTCCTATAAGGTACTTAAAAGATTACAGAAGTTTATCTCAAGGATACACGGGTAAGTCCCTATATATCAAGGTACCCTTCATACTTCAGGGACCCCCCTTGATATCCCTCAGAACTCCCCAAGAATCCCTAAGGATCCTTTAGTAATCACCTAGAACTACAGAAGGGTTGTGTGTTCTGTTGGAGTCCCGAGGGGTACCGGGGGATAGCCCAAAGAACTCCCAAAGAAGTACATATATACCCATACATACACAATGTATTACAGCAGTACTAACATAGTCCTAACATAGTCCTCAAGGAGTAGTGGTATTAACAGTAGTCCTAACATAGTCCTCAAGGAATAGCCGCAACACTGCATACTAAAGACATTAACTGATAGTATACTCAGACATGTCTCACTTCGTGAGCCAGAGCTGTCTGACTTAGTTCATACTAAAGACATTGACTAATAGTATACTCAGACATGTCTCACTTCGTGAGCCAGAGCTGTCTGACTTAGTATTGACTTGGAGCCTTTGGCTCCTTTAAGGTACTACTTTCAGTACCACCAACTCATCCAAGAGGATTAGCCCATGAGTCTTGCAATTCCAGTCCAAATCTCCACAGGACTTAAAAACCGTGGTTCCATCTACATTCAAATCAAGAACGGTAACGTGTACCGTTTGATCAAGAATGTAGCTCCATTCAAAGCACAGGTCATGATGAACACCATCATGGCTAAGAAGTCAGTGGCTCTCAAGCACTGGGTTCGTGTACGTTAACCCAAAGGACTCTTGCGAGTCCTTTTCTTTTTATACTCATCTAAGGCCTTACGGCCAGAGCCTTCGGCTCCTTTTGGGTATTAAATAAAACAATACCTATGTGAAGCTGTTGGATTCTCCAACCTCTCACACCAATTAAACTCCACCAAGTGGAAAGGATAATCATTATGTCAGATTTTAAAGTTGTACGTAACATCACCATCGTTAACACTCGCATGATCACACCTGTCACACGTGACTTTGGTGACCAGTATTCAATCCTTGCAAGTGGTACAAGCTTGCAGGAAGTTGGTATCAAAGCCAATAAGGATGGATCAGGTTGGATCAACTCCAACGCAAGCTACCCAAATGGTGATGCCATTCCTAACATCCCTATGGTAGACCGCAGTAAGCGAGCTATCACTACAGAACTAGGTGCTGGTTCACAGGTAGAGTTAGCTTTCAGAGTGGTTAAGACTGCCAAAGGCACGTTCCACAACCTTGCCGCTGTTAAGGTTATGAAACTGGTAAAACCGTTTAACATCTTAGACGTCTTTGACGAAGCAGAAGAGATCACTGAAGAAGATGTTCTCGATTCATTCTAACATAGCACCACACGGAGGCTCCTAACGGAGTCTCCTGCCTTTTTTTTACACACTGTTCAATATCCCACTTAAGTTAAGAGGAATTAACCATGTCACATCAAGAAGAGTATCATGATAAAATAGCAGAACGACAATCAGATGAAGAAACTGTAGATACGCAGTTAGATAACCTAATAGAATACATCTTTGGTGAGTTCAGAGAGGTAGAGTAATGTTTGTACTCTTAGTATTGCTGTTCGCAGCAGATAATCAAGACTTCTTAAAGCAAGTAGAAGTCAATAAAAATCAAGGAATGGAATGGACATATGTTGGTCCAAAAGAACCAACAAATAGTCCGTACATACCTATCGTAAAAGAAGATGGTACTGAAATCATCTTGTTTAAAATGAAGTAATAAACTAAATAGTAATACCAAAAGGAATAATCATGTTCATACTACATCTGATAATGCAGAACAACTGCAAACATACAGTGTTTGTAGAAGAGAACAAGAAGCTGGAAGCAATTCCAACTGCTATGCAACACCTTACATTAGAGGCTGGAGGTCTAGCAGCAGAAGTAGTTGTCTGCAATTCGGACAACATGCCATTAAGTTACCATACTATAAACGGTTCAAATGATGATGAAAACCCGTGGACATGGATGGTTCTTGGAATCCTTCTAGCAGCAATACTGCTACCATGGTTCCTCTCGTTAATACCTTAACCAACTAAGATGCTCTGCCTGTACAGATATACTGTAAGCAATAGGTAGAGTATCACCCTTTTACCAACAAAACCAACAGGATGCACATTATGCGCAGAGTAGATATACTTAAACAACAACTTCAAAGCAGCCGTGGACGTTTCTTCACAGCAACCTACAAAACCAGTGTAGGTCCAATGCTTACTCTTAACTTCAAAGTCAATGAAGTAATGTCAATAAAAACTAACCAGATCAAATGTAAGGTGTACATACCTTCTATCATGCGATCTCAAGTTATGATCTTTGATATAGGTAAATCAGGAGACCTACAATACCTTGCAGCTGATCAAAGTAAGATTAGTATGTCAGGTAAAGGACTAATTTAACCAACATATCAGGTGCTTATAAGAATAATCTTTTAAGTACCTTTAGCACATCAAACCAATAGGAATACACAATGCAATTATCAAACTACGGCAATGCAGCACAAGTAGTAGGCGTACAGCACACTCAATCCTTCCAGATGCAAATGAATGCTAAGATGTTCTCTATCTTAACCGATAAGCTGTATCAAAACAAAGAAGGTGCAGTCATCAGGGAACTGTCAGCTAACGCCAGAGATGCTCATGTAGCAGCAGGTAAAGCAAACTTACCCTTCGACATAACATTACCCTCTTGGGTCTCAAGTATCTTTATGATACGAGACTTTGGTACTGGTATCAATCCTGATGAATTCTATGATATCTACACAAACCTTGGACACTCCACCAAAGACCATGAAGACCTCTCAATTGGCGCTTATGGTTTAGGTTCTAAAACTCCGTTTGCTATCACTGACCAGTATACCATTCGTAACTTCTGGAATGGCACTGTATACGTCTACACAGCCTTTAAAGACGAAGGTATGCCAACAGTATCCTTAATTGGATCAGAGCTTACAGATGAGCCTAATGGCCTTGAGATAACAGTAGATATAACCAACAAAGGTAACGTGTCTAGTTTCAGGAGAGAATGTTCAAAGCAATTAGCATACTTCGATGTAAAGCCTAACGTACATAACTATGATGACTTCGAATGGGATACAATCCCAGAGTTACATATGGGTTATGATATAAAAGCTGGACACTACTACTCAGACATTACTGTTGTAATGGGTGGTATTCCTTACACTTCAAGTACCTCAAACTTCCCAGATGATGTCAGGGAAGCACTTAAACGTCTGCAGCTAACACTTGTAGCAAAACTAGGTGAAGTTGACATCCCTCCATCAAGGGAATCGTTAGAATTCACACCTAAAAGTGTAAAGTTTGTAACAGATAAGCTTAATGAAATCAAGGATGACTACATTCATGACTTTGCATATCGAGTTGAACAAGCAGCCAATGACGTGGAACTTGTGCATGTACTTAAAAACAGAATCACTGAATGGATAGGCATTAAAGACTTTGAAACAAACCTGTATTCTTACAAAGATGAGATGCTGACAGGTGTCCAACTGGTAGACATAACTGACAGTAATATCAAAGATGTTACTGTAAAAGAATGTAGATCATACTATAAAACACTACGATCCACATACAATGGTAACAGTGTAGCTAATATCCTTAGAGGCATAAACTCAAGGCCTTATAGTCATAAAGATGATGCTGGCAAAGTATACCTCAATGACCTGTCACCTAGGGCTAATAAAGTAATACACGAAAACAAAGGACTTATTGGAAACAGTTCAAGTGTTATCTTTCCAACTGAAGGTAAATCAAAGTTATTTCAAGACGCTGCAAACAAGGTAGAAATCAGGCTAAAGAATATGGGTTTCAATCCAATTAGATTGTCAACCATCATGACTATGCCTGTAGTTGTTAAGAGTGCCTCATCAAAGGTTTTCAACAAACCTGATCAAGTATTCCTTATTGATCAAAAAGGTGAAGTAATCAAGCAAAGTCTTAAAATACTGCCAGATGATGGGTATTTTGTAACAATGTCTAACTGGAGTTTAAGTCATGGTCAATCGTACCTTTCGTCTCTAATCAGTGTATTAGGTTTAGAAATATACGCCCTTAGAAGCTATGCTCAGATGGCTGTAAGTAAGTCTAATGCATACAAGAATGGTAAGTGGATCTCAGTCCATACACTGGAAGATAAACTAATCAAAGGGTTAAAAGATAAACTTAAAATAGCCAATGATGCTGAAAGTGAACACGATGAAATAAAAAAGGAGATTCAATGTAATCCATTATTCGACAAAAGCCTTAACGAAGTTATCGTTAATGATCCTAAATGGTGTAAATCTAAACTAGGAAAACTGTCAAATGCTTGTTATTTAATTCAAAAAGAATTTGATGAAAGCAGATTAACAATGGCAGAGTCGTACTTAATAGCAACATATGATATAAAAGTACCAACATCTAAAGCTAAAGTTAACACAAGTATTATGAAACTTGTAAAACATGCTGAAGATAACTATGCAGAAACTCTTTCAAGTGCCTTCTATGATAGAAGTTGGCAGCAAGATCGAAAGAGTCTAAAGCAAACAATAAACTTAATTGTAGGTAATTTCAAATGAATATAATCACAGATAACTCTGTAACAGTCTTTGATAACTTAAAGCCTGTAACAGTAACCTCATCACATGCACTATTTGATGAAATCAAAGACTTAATCTTAGAAGGTTTCTATGAGAAAGCACTAGATCTCGTTGATAACCGCAGGACTGCCAAACGAGCCATTGCTGATACAAGCTTTGAACTTGTGGGGGACTGCCTGTACCTAGATGACTACCGCATACCTGATAATATGGCTGCGCGTATCTTCGACTTGATGAGCAGTTACGCCTCTGTAAAGCCGTTAGAACGCTTCTTCCGTAACCTATTGGCAAACCCTTCATATCGTGCTGTTCAAGAGTTATACGGGTTCCTAGAGCTGTCTAAGCTGCCAATCACAGATGATGGACACTTTGTTGCATACAAAGCAGTCAACCATGAGTATCGTGATTGCTACACAGGCACTATGGATAACAGTGTGGGTGCACAACCATCTATGCCACGTAATCTGGTAGACGAGGACAAGAACCGTACATGCTCTGCAGGTTTACACTTTGCAGGATATGAATACGCAAGGGGGTTTGTACCCAGCCAAGGTCATCTAATGGCTGTTCGTATCAACCCAAAGGATGTAGTCGCTATCCCTTCAGACTATAACAATATGAAAGGTCGTGCATCGACTTATACTATTGTCAACGAAATCGAAGATAAAGCTGACACACTAACAGACACGCCTCTGTATAAAGGCGACCTTGAAACACAAGCAACACTATCACTATAATCTAAAAGGATATACATACATGAGCAACACAAACTTAGGCACATCTATCTTACGCAACGTAACCTTAAACTACTTAAAGGTAGATCCAGCTAAGCCTGTATCACCTTTTGGCACACTTCAATGGGAAGTTCAAATCGAAGTACCAGAAAACCGAGCTGATGAGATTTCAGAAATGGGTAAGCTACGAACCTTGGACAACGGGAACGTAGCGGTTAACATCAAGCGTAAAGCTTTAAAACATGACGGTTCTGCTAACTTCCCAGTAGCCCTTGTAGATGCTAAGAAGAATACAATCGAAGTGTTCAACAACATCGGCAATGGTTCCACAGGTAACGTTAAAGTATATCGAAATGAATACGATGTAGCTGGTCGTCAGGGTATCTCAACAAGTCTTAGTGCAATCCAAATCACTAACCTAATTGAGTACACAGGATCAGTAGATTTCGACATTGAAAGTGATGATGCTGTAGCAACACATGATGATTTTTAAATAAATATAAAGGGGCCTGAAAAGGTCCCTTTGTTTTTAAATCAAGTGACAAAGGAATGTACCAGAAGTACCTAAAAGGACCATTGAGACAGGCTCATATGGTATTTGTAATACCTACAATAATGATTATATCTTTCATTCTTAATATAATCGACAGGAAGTAAGATGATTAAACTCTCCAAAACAAGTAAGATGCCACGTAAATGTAAATCATGGTCATTGGAAGCCTTGAAGACATGCCCCGGAAGTATTAAAGAAATAATCAAAGGAATTATAGAACTTGTAGATGCATGTAAAGGTTGTTACGCAACCACAGGTATGTACAATATGCCCAATGTTAAAGCCCCAAGAATACATAATAAAGAAGATTGGAAACGTAAGGATTGGGTTGATAATATGGTAGAAGCAATATTCAATGATGAACTATTTCGATGGTTTGACAGCGGTGATTGCTATGACCTCAGATTAGCTAAGAAGATTAAAAAAGTTATCTCAAGAACACCAAGAACTAAACATTGGTTTCCAACAAGACAACACAAATTCCCTAAATTCGCCAAAGTATTAGCTGAAATAGCTGAACTGCCAAATGCAGTTGTACGTCTATCCTCAGATTCTATCAATGGTGGAATTATAAAAGGTGATACAACATCAACCATCTGGAGTACAAAGCCACCTAAAGAAGCTTTCGAATGTGGTGCTTATACAAGAGAAGGTAAATGTGGAGATTGTAGAGCCTGTTGGGATAAATCAGTAAAAGTAGTGGCATACCCCGGTCATGGGGCTAAAATGCTTAAAGTAATCAGAATACAAGGGTAATAAATTATGTTAGAAGCAGTCATGTGTTTGGCCTTAAACCTATACTTTGAGGCAAGAGACCAACCAGTAGTAGGTCAACTAGCAGTCGGTTTTAGTACAATGAACAGGGTCAAAGATGAACGTTATCCAGACACTGTATGTGAAGTAGTCAAACAAGCTAAATACCATAGTTGGAACCAAAAACACCCAATTAAGCATAAGTGCCAGTACTCGTGGTTTTGTGATGGAATGTCTGACGTACCTACAAACGACAAAGCTATGCTAGAAGCGACCATTCTAGCTGCTAACATTTTCTATGGCAGAGTAACTGATATATCAAATGGAGCAACACACTACCATGCAACCTATGTAAACCCATACTGGGCAGACCATATGACAGTCCTTTTCAGGATAGATGATCATATCTTTTATAGATAAATGACAAAGCCTTGACATCTAGGTTAATCTCTAGATCTTTTAAGTACCTTAAAGAACTTAAATAACTAAGGAGTAACCTAAGATGAAAGAACACGTTAAGTACGTGGAAGGGATTGTAAAACCTGAAAACCTAACAAAGAAACCTAAAATAGCAATCACAGAATCTTCACTTGCAAACCTTAAACCTAAATGGGATAAGGAACATATGAAGATGATGTCAAAGAAAAGCATTGAAAAGCGTAGGTCCAACAAAGAAGCACGTGAAAAGATGAAAGAAACTGTAGAAATACTAAAGTATCTTTCAGATGGTGTAATCAGTAACATGCCCTCTGGCTTAACTGTAATGCAAATCATGATGCTCAGAGCTATTCAAGATGGTGACCCTGCAGAAGCCTCAAAACTTGCTGCAACTATTGCTGAATACCAACAACCTAAACTGCAACGTACCGAGAATATCAACACAAACATTAACTTAGAAGACTTAACTGATGAGGAATTAGCTCAACAACTAGCAATCATCAATGAGCCTATACTAAAACCACTAAAAGATATTGAAGGTGAAGTAGTAAATGACTAGCTATAACAACATAACTGGTGATGCACTTGTATCTAAAAGCAACACTAAGAAGTTCAGAGATAACTATGACAAGATATTCTCTAAACCTGATAAGGAAAAGAAAGATGAAAGAAAACTTAAAAGAGTTCCTTAGTGGGTTTATATATATCGGACTTATATTATCACCAATAGTAATCTTATCAACAATAATATGGTGACATAAATGCGTGGAAGAGTAAACAAAGATATGCTGACTGCAATCCAAAAAAGCTTTGACAGTAAAATTGGAATTGAAGTTAAAATGATCCTAGTCCCTGAAGATTACCACAGAGCAATCCAAAGGGACAGTGAGTTCTTAGAGATCCTTGATGCTAATGGCATTGAAGATTGGGTTTCATACGATGAGTGTGTAGCTGAACATGATAGAAACATAGCTGAATCAGAAACAGAAGGTGAAGAATATGCACACGGGAATCGTTTTCAGACCTAAGATAGGTGACCACCTACGTAAAGCAGAAAATGTAAGTGTAAATAGCTACACTACAGAAGAAATACAAGAACTAGTAGCACTACGAGCTGCAAATGTATCTTACACAGACTGTAGTCTTAAGCTTTCCAAGTCTATTGGTAGTATTGGTAATATGATTCACTACTATAAACTTCAACCTAAGATAGATGAAGCCAAAGGACTATTATGAGTATTGTAATCTCATTATATGACTACACAGGTGTCGCTGCAATCCCTTGGGCTAAAGCAGGGCATACTTGTTACTGCTTCGACATACAGCATGAAGGAGACAGTTGGGAGAAAGCACGTGTTGATAAGTATGAAAGTGGTGGAGCAATCTACTACTTACATGCAGACCTACATGACTATAAATCAATAAATGACTTATGGATTGACTTTAACGATAGAGATGAAGATATTGTATTCGCAATGGCCTTCCCTGTATGCACTGACTTAGCTGTAAGTGGTGCTGCATGGTTTAAAGCTAAATACTCCAAAGACCCTCAGTTCCAAAGAAAAGCAGTAGGGTACGCAACATGGTGTGCTGAGTTGTTTAACGATCTCAAAGTACCATATTACATAGAAAACCCAGTGTCAGTCCTGTCAACTAAGTGGCGTCAACCAGACTATCGTTTCCACCCATATGAATACGGTGGTTACATCAAAGAAGGTGAAGAAATACACCCACTGTATCCAGAGTACATTGCACCAAAAGATGCATACTCTAAAAGAACATGTTTATGGACAGGTGGTAAGTTCAAAATGCCAGCAAAAGATCCAGTACCTTGTGAAAGTTACGGTTCAAGTGCACAACACAGAAAGCTTGGAGGTAAATCAATGAAGACAAAGAACATAAGGTCAGCGACTCCAAGAGGATTCGCAGAAGCCGTGTATCAAGCTAATAAAAAAGTAATGTGTACAATATGAAATGTGAACAAATGAAGTTATTCACAGAAAACATAAAAGTATCATCTGAAAACCCTGCATGTAAAGATACAAAAACATGCTCCAAGTGTAAGAACAACCTACCTACTTCATACTTTGGACCATCAGGTGGAGGTACTTATCTTAGAGCAGAGTGTAAATCATGTAACAATGAGTTAGGTAAGGTACGTAAGTATCTTAAATCCATACATGGTCAGCCACCTGAAGGGTATGAATGTCCCATATGCTTATGCTGTAAGGAACAAGCAGAAGGAAGAGGGGGTAACTCAGGTGCTTGGGTTCTTGACCATGACCATAGTACGGAAGAATTCAGAGGATGGTTATGTCATAGCTGCAACAGAGCATTAGGTGGGTTCAATGATAATATTCCTCGTATGAAAAGAGCCATTAAATATATAAAAGGAAACTTACAAAACTAAAACTACAGGAGTACAAAGTAAATGGATCTAGATATTATGAAAATAGAACCTTGGTTCGATGACTTCGGAGATACGGATAAACTAACTGATGATATTACCGTTAAAGAATGGAAATCTAGTGTAAAAGCAAATGCAACAAACTCACAAGTAGGTGGTGATCATTATAAAAATCAAGGAATACAACCACTTGAAGCTACCTTTGCTAACTTCGGTTATGAAGGTGTACGTGCATCGATATACACAAAAGTAGGTAAATACCTGACAAGAGATAAAGATTCACATCGTCAAGATATAACAAAAGCTATTCACGTATTACAAATGCAACTAGAGTTCCTAGACAGAGACAATAAATGATAATTACAATGGTAACTGAAATACTTTGGCTGGCAACAGCACTTGCAGTCTTCTCTTCAGTAATACTATTCATACTAAACCCACTGTATGCCTTTTGGATAGAAAACAAATACAATATGGATTTAGAAAGTGAAATATACCAAAAAGTATCAGAAGCTATAGAGTCAGCAGCAGAAGACGGATCAATAATAAGCATTAACATCATAGTCGGAGAACCAGAAGTTGAAGAAGCCTCAAAAGAAAAAGATTAAAGTTCCCAGTAACTCATTAGGATTACAAGCTCTATCTCAGAATCAATCACATTACATAAACTCAATAGATAATTATGTAGTATCAGTTGGTACTGGGTTCGCAGGTTCAGGTAAAACATATATCGCATCTACATGTGCTGCTCAATTTATGATTGACAACAAAGATAGCCGTATCGTTCTATGCAGACCTAATGTATCTGATTCAAAATCTATAGGCTTCTTACCCGGAGAAGAACTCGACAAAATGGCACCTTGGATTACCCCATACACTGACATACTCCGTAAGCATCTAAATGGTACTTATGAAAAAGCTATGCAATCAGGGGCAATCCAAGTAGTTCCCTTTGAATACATGCAAGGTAGGACATTCGATAACTCGTTTGTAATACTAGACGAAGCACAACACACTACACCTAAAGAAATAGAAATGTTCTTAAAGCGTATAGGTAAAGATTCAAAAGTAGTTATATGTGGTGACATACCTCAAGCAAGATTAGGCCCTAAATCAGGTCTTAATCTTATTATTAAAATGCACACCGATAAGGCGTTACCAGAAGTATCTGATAATATTGGAATAACTGACTTCAATAACCCTGACGACATTGTAAGATCTGTATTCTGCCGTGAGATAACTAAAGCATTTGACAGGCACTATGCTATGGGAGGGTGACAATGTTAATAAACACAAAGGAATGGGTAGACTGTCTCGTAATAAGATATAACAAAGGTAAACCAATACTACTGCAAGATATCTTAGGTGAACAAGAAAGAAATAAACTAGCAAACCTTATAGACGGATTAACCATCATAAGGATAGACGAAGCACTGAGCAATGAAGATTAACGAGGCCATAAATGATTATAAAGTTTTACACAAAAGGATGCCAACCATGCTATGCACTGACAACACTTCTGGATAATATGATGGTTGAATACGTGTCTTGCGACATAGAAGAAGAATGGTTAATAGCTGCTGATAATAAAGTAATGAGTGTACCTACACTGCTAAACACTGAAACTGGTAAAAGACTTATTGGTTTCAAGAATGAAGAAAAAGTAAAGGAATTCCTAAATGACAATAACAGTTGATTACCAACGTAATACCTTACTTTCAAAGCAAGCATACACGCTGCTGAAAGATTACTATTGTCGTGAAGACGAAGACCCACAAGACGCATATGCTAGGGCAGCTATGGCTTTTTGTAAGTCTGATTATGATCTGGCACAACGTATCTATGATTATGCCAGTAAAGGTTGGTTTATGTTTAGCTCACCTATCTTATCTAATGCACCTGCCCTTGGAGAAAAAGTACGTGGTCTTCCTATTAGTTGTTTCTTATCTTATGTTCCTGATTCTCTCGATGGCCTTATTGGACATAGTACGGAACTACGTTGGCTTTCAGTCAAAGGTGGCGGTGTTGGTGGTCATTGGTCTGACATTAGGTCTGTCAGCGATGTTGCCCCATCTCCTATCCCTTTCTTAAAGACTGTAGACAGTGATATGACTGCGTACAGGCAAGGTAAGACTCGTAAAGGTTCTTACGCTGCATACATGGACATCACACATCCAGATATTATTGAATTTATTAACATTAGAGTGCCAACAGGTGGAGATCCTAATCGTAAAGCGTTCAATATACACAACGCAGTAAACATCACTGACTCATTCATGGATGCAGTGACATCAGGTGGTCAATGGGATCTAATCGACCCAAATGATAAAACAATAAGAGATACATTACCTGCAAGAGATCTATGGGAACGTCTTATCGAGACAAGATTCCGTACTGGAGAGCCATACCTTAACTTCATTGATGAAGCTAACAGGCATCTACCACCAGAAATGCGTGAAAAGGGTTTAACTATCAATGGTTCAAACCTTTGTAATGAAATTCATCTACCGACAAATGAAGAGCGTACGGCAGTTTGTTGCCTGTCAAGTGTAAACCTTGAATACTATGAGGATTGGAAAGAAACCACTATGGTAGCTGACCTAATCACCATGCTTGACAATGTAATAAGCTTCTTCTGTTTCCATGCACCCAAAGAGCTTCGTAAGGCTGTCTATAGTGCCACACAAGAGAGAAGTTTAGGACTAGGGGCAATGGGGTTCCATAGTGCATTACAACGTGCAGGGATACCTTGGGAAACTCCAATGGCTACGGCATACAACACTGATATGTTTACGCATATCAAAGCGCAAGCTCGATCTGCAACTGTATATCTAGCCGAGGAACGTGGATCTTGT